GCTCGGTTGATATGGAGCGCGGCTGCATCAAAGAGCGTTGCCCACAAGCTATGGACCAGCCCAGAGCAAAGTAGCTCCAACGCCCAATAACAGGCATAATCTGCGTGACCGAGTTGCACGTTTTGAAGGAGAACCTTCACGACGTGTGAGCGTGGATGTCCGCAGAATGTAGTCTTTTGAAAATCAGCAACTGTGCGAGGATCAGACACCTCCATTATGTTGTTCGCGTAGTCGATCTGAGGAGGGTGAACGCATCAATACAGCCAACCTCTCGGACCCCTTGTATTTGCATTTCTAAGCATTGCTTGGGCTCGTATAAATCGTGCCTTTGCCTCGACTTCTTCAATCGTAGGCGGGGGACCACTTTTTGTCATGAATCGGCGACCTAGAATAACAATGGCAATAAGTGTTACCAGCGCAATAACCCAGTTGAGGAACGTATCTACCCATGAAGATGTAGCGGCAATCGTCTGAGATTGTTTTACCTTGTTCTTGTTGATCTGATTTTTGATATCATCGATCTGTTTTTGGAAGGTCGAGACGGAGAACACAAGATCATCTTTTACGGTTAAGATCTTGTCGCGAACACCATCCACAACCTCGATTGTAGACTGCTGTTGGTTCTTCTTTGCTTGAATGTCATTGTACCGAGCAACATATCCATTGACAATCGGTTGCGCTTCGACATTGGCGATCCGAGCCTTCTCTTGTTCTACCCAAGCTGGAGCGTTTGAACCGTTGACTAGGGTGTAGTATGCGGTACGCGCCGCTTGATATGCATCGGGTGCCGTGTCCCGAGCATTTTCGGCGGTTTGGAGAGCGGTAAACAACTGGTCCTGTGCGGTCGTTCTTCCGAGGATCGAGTTTGCAAGAGCATGATCTCGAGTGAAGTCGTCGTATGCGTTCCTAAAATCGGCACTCCAGTTTACGTAGCTTGTTCCACGAATCGCCCCCGTCGGACCCATTCCCCCCAGGGGAGCCACCGATGTAAGCCCAAACTTTACAATATTTTCTCCAGATGGACTCTCAACTACACAAGATGGCACGCCCTCAACGACTTTAAGCTTATACAGTGTGGGGCACTTCACCACGCATGCACCCTGTGACATTACAAACTCAACCGGGCAACCCATTATCTAGTGCTTAGATAGATTCCAGCTGAGGCGCCCACGCAAAGCGTCAAGAAAACAAGATACGACGCATACTCCGATGGAACCATCAAGTACTCAACGAGCGCGAGCAAGATCGTGAACAAAACTGTCTGAATCACTGACATATCCAGGGGCTTCAAGATCTTGCGCTTTAGTTCATTGATTGGGTTGGGCTGAACGGGAGGACGTGGATTCTGAATACTATCGGTTACTGCCTTGATTCGATTGCCAGCATCCGACACGGCTGAATAGCCGGCGTACTGACCTTTGATCGTTTCATACCCCGGGGTGCTCATTGTTTAACGGTTAGGAACAAAACTCTTGAATGCNNCGAGCATCGGCATAATCACTCGGGCATCGCGAGACGCTTGCATGTCTCTCCATCCGAGGGGGTTGGGGATAGCACGCTGGTTCTGAGCCTGGTAGGGAAGCAGGGTGGACGACATCCGGACAAACCGAGTAAACTCGGATGCATCGCCGACCATTGCGCGACGAACGGGAGGATTGACTTGACCAAAGGGAGATGTGGGCATTTTGTTTTAGGAACAGGAATATAATGAGTACTCAACTGCCAGTGCCTCTCCAAAGCGCCTTGAACACGTACAAGACACACTACGCTGCCTTCAAGGCGACTGGGAACACCGCCGATAAAACCGCATATGAATCTGCTCTNGCCAGTATCAATACTATCCTTGAAAGCGAATCAAGGACAACGGCTGCAAACGATGAGTACTTACGGAAATTCGTAAGTAAATATNAGACCGAAAATCAAGAGATCGATACACTGCGCAAAACGTCGCGGGAGATTCAAAAGGAGGGACCGGAAATACAAAACAAGCTGGCACAATCGAATCAGCTATACCAACGTCAGATTGCAACTGTCAATGATACAGGACTTTACATAAAGGCTGGCATTGTGGTCGCGCTGGTTGTCATTGTGGGTATTGTGGGTGCGCTCTGACCTTTTCGCACTAGGATGAAAAAGAAGATCACAAATACAATCCCTAGCGCAGCTGCATACCAAAAAAGGGTTGAGTTGAAGATAGTCTGTTCGTGAGTTTGTAGCTTGTGCAGAGCCGCATATTGATCCTTCTGCTGTTGTAGAATCGTCCGCTCATTTTGAACACCGACCAACTTTCTGATAAGCTCATCTCGGTAGGACTCAAGCCTTGCCGCATTTCCTCTCATTGTCGTTACTTGACTGAGCATCTCCTGTAACAGTGCCGCCATTTCGCCGTTAAGGGTTGTGATGCGAGCAGAGTTGGTGGGGTTGTTTGCAGCAACAAGAGTATCGTAGACTCCCTTTTTTTCTTCGTATTCCCTTTCTAGAGCTTGCATTATTACTGAGCGACATTTACATCCTCAACCACATACCGATAGTATGCACTGCGCCCCGCCGTATCCGAATGACGAGTGACCTCTACAACATCACCTGGGATTGCACCGATCCACTTGACCATCGCATCCTGAGAATCTAGCCACGGCAACTGGTTCTCCGGCTCTGAGATCTTGAACTTATTGAACACCGCCGTCCGCTCCTCCTCTGACAGAATACGATGAGGCATCGCCATGCGATGGGTGGTGATGTCAAACTGAAGCTGTGAGATATGGAAGAATGTAAGTCGCTGATCTGCATGCGCCTTTACAAACCTCAGAACATTCTCAGAGGGCGGACTGTTCGCAATAATCACAACACCATTTGTATATCCATTATGCTCGGCGAAGGCTAGCATGACTCCGATATCACTTGCAAGCAACTTCTCCTTCTGACTAAAACACACCAGGATCGACCCAATCGTGTACAGAGTGACTTTATCCATCTTCTTCTCGTCGGTCGTCACCTCCCGCACCTCCGTGTCGAGGTTGCGACGTTCAAACATAGTGCTGAGAGTCTTAAGTGCTGTCTCCTCCATTGTGGTGACCCTGTCTTATTAAGAAAGGCATCCGTTTTTTTCGGGAGCTTTGAACAATGAAGCAGTGGGTCTGGTTCGTACTTGCTCTTATAGTTGTTGCTTTTGTGATGAAGGTACTTCCGGGAATAGATAAGTTCTACGGTGGTCCCCCGGAGTCTAAGATGACCGATACCAGTCAGCAAAAGCGTGCAATGGCGCATGAGGATTCCTCGTACGCCCAGCAGACAAACCACTTCAAGCAGAGCAATGATGTAGGTGAAGCTCTTGGAATGGAGACGCCATGGCAGGTCAACCAGTTTAAGAGCCGTCTGTGAGAAGAACCAATGAAAACAAAAATCCCAAGAGCGCTTCGTGAACAGGTATGGTTAGTTCACGTGGGACCTAAGTTTCAATACAAGTGCAAGGTCTCGTGGTGTACGAATACCATGAACGTGTTTGATTTTCAATGTGGGCACAACATCCCTGAGTCGAGGGGCGGGGCAACCGATGTAAACAATCTTCTCCCCATTTGCTCTCGATGTAATCTTAGCATGGGCAGTCAGTTCACAATCGACGAATGGAACAAAAAATTTGGATCGACACATCGATCTTGCTATACAAGGATCTGCGATTGGTTCAGAGGTCCAGGGTCGGGATCTTTGGTGGCGGTAGATCCGGCTTCGTCCCGTTCGCGCGATGGCGCTCCACGTCATCCCAAAATGCGCGGAGTTCTGAAATGTGATCGGACAGCCAGTTCGGGTCCTTCGGAACAAAGTCTTTCTTGATATCCGTCAGGACCCAGTACACATATTGATAGTCCTCGGTCAATATGCTCTGCCATTGGTGAAGCTCGACGTCATCTTCCTTGTAGTTGACCTTGCCGTCGGAATCCACTGCAAAGACTCCCTTCTTATCCTGGCTCGCATCCCAGACCGTAAAGTTCACCTGCTTAAAGCGGAACTCCACATATTCACACTCGTCAATCCCCGTACACTCCATTTGCATCTGCATTTGGTGTATGTAATAACTCGGGATTTCGTCTTTACGAAGACGGCTCATTGGACACTTAAACTCAACCAGACGACCGTAGCGCCTCGGGTCCGCATCTGCATACCTTGGAATAATCAGACCGTCTGGAGACGCTCCGAGGAACTTGTGTACAGGATGCTGACAGCAACCCACGTCAATGATATCGCAGTCCGTCGTATCTTCGTATATCTTCTTTGCAACCGGCTCAAATCGGGTGCCCCAAATCAACGCAGGGATTGCATTCGAGATGTTCGTATCTGCCCGGGCCGGTGGCTCGAGCTTCTTCAAGAGCAGCTCCAAACGAGATGCAGGTGTCTGCCAAACCTTGGACACCTCAGATGCAGTCACCATAGTTCCACGTTGGGAGTGCCAAGCATCTGTTCGTTGACTTTGCTTTCCGTAAAGCCGAACAGTTCGCTCAAATGCTCGATCACGCATCCACAGAAGACCAACCTTGCTCGTCATTAACTTTTGAGTCACTCGCATGACCTCCTGTCGGAGGAGGCGGCGCGAAATCTCCGGCGCAAGGGATTTGCACAGCGTCACAAAACGGCGTAGACGAGCGTTGAGATGGGTATACGGACGATCGTCCAGAAGGTATGAGGCCANTGCCTCCTCCATTACTGTTCTCTACCTTGCTGTCCGAAAGTTCATTTTGAAGGGCGAGGAGACGTGCCTCAAAATCTCCAGCACCCATCACACCAAGTTCAGATGAACGACTGAACATATCCTCATACATGATCTTGAACTCGGCATCATACTCCTCAATCTTATTGAGGGGAAACCCGTCATCTTTCATCGTCGGCAGAACATCATCCTTCTCAAACACAGGATCGGGAAGCGGGGGCTGATCTTGAATCATCTCCTGTGCGGATGCATACTCCTTGTACTCCTGTGTGTTCCCGGGAAGGATGAACTTCCCTTCAAGTGCGACTCCAATTGAAGCCGTAACATTCAGTACTGTGCACGCGCGCGGCTCACGGGGTTCAAGAAACTTGGCAACCTCTTCCTCAGACCCAATGATTGTCGTCGGAGCATCAACNGAAGCCATTTGTCTTTATCTTACGGACCCACTTTAAGCGAGAATACCGCAGTAAGATTACAAATGGAGGTCATTCAAAATCGCGATCATTGGGTCCTGCACCGTCTGGAGGGATTTTACTCAAACGCGGAACATTTCAAGAAGGTCCAAACAATCCTGTCTGGGGAGTCGAAGATCAGCCTGCGTCTTCTGGACTGGCTTGTCACCAACTATGCAAAGAAGCACAATGTGGCATACCTGGTGGGGACTCGTCATGTCATTGTCTACCTCGCCTACAAGTCTCACCTGAAGGCGTATAGCAAGAAGATGTTCGACCCGTTCTGTCGTTGGAAGCGCATTCAGTTTATGGGACTGGACACCACTGTTGGACAGCTCAACTTTTTTGAGTGGGCACTCCAGGATGATGTGCTCAAGTATCTCGAGGAGAACTACGATGCCATTCACTCAGACATGGAGGCCTGTTCGACTACGATTCAACCCAAGACGACAGAGGATGGTGTTCGTCGCAAGAGACATGAGCTTAGTCGGTCTGCAACCAAGGCTGTGCGTCACCATGACGTGAAGGTAGTTGTTACCTTTGAGTAATGCAGTCAATCTTGGATCCACGCGTCATCTACACAAATCTTTCAAGGGATGTGTCGGAGCATGATGTAGATGTCGTCTCCGACTTGTGGTCAATGGATGGTCGTGATGTCTACCGGGGTTCCCGCGACAGACAGTACTCTCATGCAAATGTATATTGGTTGTACAGCGAAGATCTTGAGCGCGTAGGACTGGTTGAGCACTCCTTGNCAGACAATGCNGACTTTCGTATTCTTTGGTTTTACGACGACCCCTTCAGTTCTTTCTTCCAGGAAGAATGGACTGTCATTGAGAGCTTGTGGTCACTTCTTCCCCGTACAACAGTTGAGCGATGGATCACCGAAGAACAAACGGCAACCGATCAGATTTTAGGTGGATGCCTTTACGGAGACGCGCGTATCGTGAGTCTTGATCATGTGTTGCACCCTCCCATTGTGCATAGTTGTACAGACTGTGGACTACGATCACTAAAAAAGGTAGACTGCCAAGATGTGCAAAGCCCACTCGACTTTCCAAACAAAGCAAAAATTTTGTTTATAGACGACGATTTGTACGTCTGTCGGCCGCCTGCTGACTCTAAAGTTTGGGGATTACTTGGATTTACATTGCCGCTCCCACCACGCGGCGACGAGCCTGCTTTGCCGGAGTTGGCGGAGGAGCAGATGCCGGCGGTGCAGTCGGAACCTCTGCCTCAAACACTGCCTCCTCAACCTCAGGCTCCTTGAATGCCGAGAGGAGCTGTGCAACCGTGGGCTTCTCCCTCTCCTCCTCGTCATCGGCTCCCTCCTCCGCCTCGAAGACCTGGGCCGCCGTGACACGCTGCTGTGCAGACACCTGTGCATACGAGATGCGCCAGGTGACTCCGAATCCCTGTCCCGAGACGTAGATGCTCGGGCTGACGATGAACCGCGCCTCCATGCGCTTCGGGAAGACCGTCTCCAGGTTCTCCGTCGTCAGCGGGATCGGGCGATTCGCCATATCCACCGCATCCATATTGACCTTCCCATCGTAGACAGGAACCTTCATGCGGAAGCTCGGCGGGTACTTTCCGTTCGGAACCCACTCAGCCCCCTGCTTCTCCACGCTGGGAGACACCAGCGTCTTCATGCTGTCACGGAGGACATCCTCCTTGCGAGCACGCCCAAACCATGACGTGGACTTCTCAACCCCCGTCTTGATGACCTTCTCCTCAAGGTCCTTCAGGAAGTTGTACATCTGTCCGATCTCTCCCGCCTCAGCTGGGGCACGCTCCTTCGCATAGGAATCGCATCCACGCAGACTTGCGAGCATCGTGTAGTTGATTCCGTTCTCAGTCTCCTTGATTGAGACCCCCATAGGATACTGAAGCTTGGGAACACGCATCTGGAAGTTCTGCCCGTTGTACTTGATCGGGACACTCTTGGACCCATTCGTCTTGCTCACGCGGATATCTCCAAACGAGACCTTGTTGATGTCGAGGTTCGCGGCGTTGATGATTGCATTGACGGACATTTTGCTCTGGTTGTGTGATCCTATTACTCAGCTTGTCTGTAGATCCATTTTATCCGTCCGTTTCTACTTTCAAGAACTACCGCAGATAAGACAATGGTCAGGTGCGCAGCGGTGAAGAAGAAAGGATCAACTTTACAATGCACAGCCAACGCATTGCGTAGGCATATGTTTTGTGGAACCCATGCAAAGGCAAAGACGGCTGAAATATGGAAAGATATTCGCGAGAAAGACATTCGGATCACCAAGTGTCAATCGATTGCTCGGCGTTGGCTAGTCGTCCGCCGACTTCGATTAGGCGGTCCGGGTGTCCTCAATCGCAAGAACCTGGCAAACGATGAAGAGTTAGTCACATTTACAGAATCAGGTCGCCAGCATCCGTTTAGCTATTTTGGGTTTATCGAAAACGACAAGACGTGGTGGTTTGATTTTGATACATTGTGGATATGGTCTTTGAAGTCTGTTGAGCCTACAAACCCATACACTCGTACACCCCTGACAATTGAAGTCCGAAAGCGACTGCGAGAAGCTTGGGCATATCGAATCCACCATAGAATGAGTGTACCGCCCGATCCAAGAGATGCCGAAGAGCGCATACGATCTAGATGGATAATGCTACATCAAACCTTTGTAGATAACGGATTCGTGGATGTATCGTTGAATCAACTTACCCGCCTTCCTAAAAGTTCTCATATTGCAATGTGGAGGTTTTTGCGGGATGATTCGCCAATTACATCCTACCTCGCCGCGCATATGCTGGCATTTTCTATTGTGAATGCAGGTCCGACAATGTATATTATCAACTCATTGCGAAACCTGATGATGGTTGTCACTCTTCAAAAGGAGCCATATGAAACCGTATTTGCGGTAATGTCAGCAATCTATCGTTGTTGAAAAGAAAAGGGTTTAGATGACCGCCGATGGTAAGAGTATACCAGTGCGTTAAAGATGTCGTCCTCTTCTTCTGTTTCTAAATCAAACAAGATGCCTGC